AGGTACCCTCTGCCATCATAGAAACACTTTCTCATCAAAATTTTCCAGATGTTCTTTTGGGACAAGACCCAAACTTTAAGTTTACAATGGCACGCTCATTATATAAGACGATTACTCGTTTTATTAACGATGGTCATGGGAATCCTACTATAATACAACCACTTGCACCTGGTAATTTCAAAATAGACTTCACGAGTATTGATAATATCAAGTTGTCATGGACACCCACAGAAGATAATTTAGAACAGACAAAACAACACGTTAGCGCATTACCTTTCGATGGATATGTAGATGATGTGCAAGCCGTTTCGCTATCAGCAGCCGATGACACAGAAGACAGCAACACGCCTAACGGCTTAAATCTCACTCCCGAAAACAAAAAAGGCGTTATGTGGGACAGAGTTAAGAACGTGTTTGTATACCAAAAAGGAGACACCTATTACACTAACTGGAAAGGTGCTGACGATTATGGAGAACTTGCGCACGATGGACGCAAGCCAACTGTGGGCATACTATTCTATCATCGCATTTATGGAAATGCGTGTACGTGGAATGGCTCTAAAATGCTACCTATTATAGGTGGGAGCAAAACAGAGATTATAGAAGATGCAACACGCATCACAGAGGAAGAGATAAACAATATAGTAAACGAATAAAACAAATACTATGGCAGAAAGACATTTCTTAGATATCGCAGGGTTAAAGCACTTCGCACGCAAGATGAAAGAAAACCTTGCGCAGACGCAACGAGTTGTAACAAACAAAAACTTCTTAGCAGAGCTTGACAGCAACGAACTTGCGATACTTGACAATTCACAATTTACCTATCCTGCAGGACAGGCGTGGTGGATAAACGTTAAGCAGAAGCTTATCTCTGACAACAGTCGAAAGGCATTTGAATTTATAGTTGTAACAGGAGCGAATACAGCCAACATCAATTTCAGCTGGTACTTAGACGTTAAGAGAGACGCAACACCATTACAACCAAATTCAGCCTATCTGTTTCGTCTATATGGCTATGGAACACAATATCAGAATGGTCAGCTGTATGGCAAAACGCTTTATGTAGTAAAGGAGAAAATTGGATAAATCATAATCAATAAAACAGTTTAGTTATATGGCAGAGAAAAAATTTTTAGACTTAGAGGGTCTCAAACATTACAACAGCAAGATTAAAGCAGGTTCTGTTCGAGTGGGACACGCAGAAGTAGCCGAACGAGTGGCAGCATCAGGCATTCAGTGGGGAACTACACAAATTCCACTCGCCAACATTCCACGTGCAGCAATGGAACGTTGTATGGTTGTAGCAAACGACACAGCACGTTTCGCACTTACAGCAGACCAAGTGCAGAATGGCGACACCGTGAAAGTAACATTAAACGGCAAGATGTACTTCGTAAAGGACGATACCAAGCTCAACAGCGAAGCAGGCTACGAGCCTTACGTGGCAGGCACGGCTTCTGTTGCAGAGGTTGCCGAAAGTGTCGATTGGGCGAAAGTGAAGAACAAGCCAAGCAAGTTTGCTCCTGAAAATCACGGCACAAATGTAGTAACAGCACTCACTGGCTATATTCCATCGCTTGATGCAGATAACGTATTTAACGAGCTTGACGAAAGCGATACACTTAATGCAGCCTTAAATAAGCTGTATAAGAACGACTACAGAATGCTTCCAACTCTTGATATTGAGAATTTAGACAATTCACCAGGCACAGGCTTAGAAGCCGTTAAGAAGCTCGCAGGTATGCAAGCTGTTATTCGCTATACGCTTACCTACACAAACGGAGAAAACAAGACGTATGCGGTTGGAACATTAGAACAGTTCACAGACAATGGTATGCTTGCTATTACGCAGATAGCTGAAACACGATGCGTATTAGATGGCACTAAAAGCTTTCGCTTTAAAGATGCGCAAGGCGCACAACGCTATATTCGTCATTACATATTAAAAGACGGCAACCCATTAGGCGCAAAGAACACGTGGACAGCGTGGAAGCCATATTGTGGAGAGGAAACACAAAAGCTAATTGATGCAGCGAAGCAGGAGGGTACAGATGCTAAAAACCTCGCTAACAGCGTAAAGAACGAAGTAAACAATTTTACACGTATCACTGAAAGCGAAATAGATGCTTTGCTATAAAGAAAGGAGGAGATGATGAACTATTTAGAGCAATTCAAATATATAATTTGTTCAGTATTAGGGGGCTTATTGACATTCTTTTTCCCTATTAGAGACATAATGTATGCTATGTCAATTGTCTTCCTTGTTAATTTCGTATTCGGTGTTATAGCTGGGCAGCTTAACGGGGAAGAATGGGAGCATAAGAAAGCCTTTGTCTTCTTCGTGCATTGCGCTGTATTTGTATTTATAATACTGTGCGTATTTGCCACAGGTAACCTTATGGGTTCAAAGGAAGAGGCACGAGGAGTAGCTAAGCTGTTATGTTGGGTGGCAATTTGGTTTTACGGAACCAACATAGTGCGTAATTGGAAACTCATGATGGTACAAGGCACCATAATGTGGAAAGTTGCAGGCTTTCTCTATTATGTTCTAACGCTTAAAGCAGTGGAAAAGATACCTTTCCTGAACGAGTATTTAAAGAGTACCAACGGAAAGGCAGATAGCGATAAAGCAGATATTTTATAGTTTCATAATAAAAAAAAGAAGAAAATAAAAATGAAAACATTAAGCAGTATTAATTTATTATTAAGCCTTGTGGGCTTACTTGTGTCGTTCTTTGTTACTATTGGTTCTGCAAAGACCGATGTACCTGTACTTAATGTATGCGCCTATTCTCTAATAGTAGTGAGCGTTGTCAGCTTTATGGTAGAAGCGTTTCGTCTACTCATTAAAGAGGGCGCACGTTGGCAGTGGACACGCATCGTGCTATGGCTAACAGGCGGTATTGTAGGCACTATGTTAGGACTTTTACTTTCATAATTTTATTTTGTATATTTATTTATTGTTTTATTTCAGGCTGCTGTTGGTTCGAGAGAATAGGCACAGCTGCTTTTAACACACAAACACAATGGAAACAGTACTATTAGGACAAAGCGGAGAACACCAAGACGGTGTTGTTCGCATCAATTACAAGAGCGACTTTCCTCTCGAAGTGAAAGTAGTTAGAAATGGCGTAGCAGAGAACTTTCCTGATGCCGATTTTACGCTAACGGCAAAGACAGAGGGAGGCTTCACTGTGTACAAAGCAGAGCGCAAAGCAGGCGTGTATAGCCATTGCAAGCGAGACGGAGAGCGGCTGATTATGTTCTTCGATAATCACGGACTTGCCAAAGGCAGGTTGATTGTGTCAGCCGTCATAAATCACCCCGATGCCGACTACACCGAAGATGGTATACGTCAAGAGAACCTAACCACCACAACCAATATAGAACTTGTGGAGGACAATGGCGATGCGCTGCAATTGCAATTACCCGAGCCTCGTGTAGTGGAGAAAGTGGTAGAAAAAATAGTTGAGAAAGAAACCGACCACTACACCGACCTACAGAAGAAAGCAGCAGCGTGGGTGGCAGGGATAGACACAAGCGCAGACCCTTCATATCCTTTGATTTTGGATTACTTTTTAAAGAACATAAGAGATATAGGTAGTTTGACGACAACTTTTCAGAGTGATTATATGAGAGGAGCAAATGAAACAGACCCAGACTTTAATAAGAAAATGCAATTAGCTTTGGAGTATATAATGGTGAGGTCTTTTAAGGACAGAGATTTAAAGTCTTTGTACAGTGGTATCAACGCCCCTAATTATGATTTGTATATAAATATCGATAATGACCTTTTAAATATAGAAAGTCTCTTTGCAGGATCAACATTTAGGAATATTACAATAGTGCATAGCGCAGGAATGCAATACTCCGACTTATTTGATTCTGATTTTCTGTTAAATATAGACAAAAATAGAGACAAAGTAATTGATTACCTTGCGACAAATTATATATTTAATTCCACTAAAGCAAAAAAAGTTACTATTAAAATATCCCCATATTCATACGGAAAGGGTATAGACGGTGGTTGGTATATGCTTGCAGGAATTGGTGGCAGTATGGTTGATACATTTGATGTGGGATATACAGACACAAAGGGCACGCGCGGAACAAATATTAACTTCGTTGCTGAAAAGATACTACCCGATGTATCGCAAGACGAGCATAAGCCAAATCTTATATTTAGGAATGTGGTTGGCACAGTAAACGAAGAGTTAAAGCAGAAGATACTTGCCAAAGGCTATCCATCAGTAGAGTTCTACGAGGGAGAGAATAAGGTGTTGTAATGTAAATGGGGTATTCGTAATTGAATACCCCTATTTATTGTAATATATACAATTAAAAAGGACTTTGCGAACGCCTCACACGTCCACTCCGCCTGTTTATAGTAGCCGTAATCTTATCTGTCATATCTTCTAATCTTTGCGCCCACAATACTTTGTATTCAGGCATTGTAATACCTATCCAATCACTTAGCACGCTACAAACCAAATATTCGTGTATAAGATGAACCAAATATTCTAAAGACGTGTGAGAGAACGTTGTAGGCACTTTCATATCTATAATGTAGTTCTTAGGGTCTGCAAATGCATCGTCCAAATGCTCACCACCTACAATATCCGTGTGCGTATAAGCATACAGCAGCTGTATACATTCCTGATGAGCCAATCGCAGAACACGTAATACCCTATCCAAGTTTTCGTCTTGTACAATATCCTTAAGCTCTTGCTTTGCATTTATATTGTCCGAAGCGGATACTTCGCTTTGGACCCAGCTATTGTTACTAATGTCGTGCAACAGTTCATCACGCTTAAACAGTAGACTTACTTGTAACTGTTCTCTGTCGCTTGCCAACTTTGTAAACTGACAATACCCACCATCACATTTTAATTCCATATATTAACCTCCTTTATATTAAAACCTTGTGCCACGTCTATGGCGAGTGCGTTTGCTCATAGCCTCGTAAATCTGTGGCAACAGACCCTCCGCCATCTTGTAATAGGCATTTGCTTCGTCTGCATTCGTCTTTAGATACCAATTGCCAATAGCATAATTCACAATATAGTCGTGCAAACCAGCTGAAATGAAGTCTATAGAAGACACACTAAAGTTATATGGCATACTAAAAACAAATACATATCCTTTGTCTATAGAACGCTTAACATCGTTCTTAAGACTGTTGTTTATTTCCTCCACTTCCTCATAGTTATATATATACTTGCCTAAATGAGTGCGTAGCTTTGCAATAGCACTCTGTATGCTTCTATACAGTTCGTTCTCACATTCCTCCGAACTATCTGTGATTGCATCGGCTGCTTCCTCATACTTGTCTCCACTCATAGCCGTACGATTTGCAAGATATGTCTTTGTGGCTATGTCGTAGAACAGCTCGCCAATCTTTATTGTAATTTTAATTTCTGTCTTTGCCATATTCTTTGTTATTCAAAATTAGCTTTTGTAGGTGCAAACTTCATACACAGCTTGCGTCTTATGCCCTTTATAAAGTCATTGTAGTTTGCAAAGTAATATTCGCAACGTTCCTTGTCTGTCAATTCAAACCACTTGCACAGAATGAAATTCACAAAACAACTAAACAAATCCTTTTGCAATACTGTCTTCCTTTGTGCTACATCGCTCAAAGGCTGTATTATAAATGTGGCATCGTTACTTTTATCGTTTGACACAATATCCTTTATAAAGCGTTGCAACTCGCCAGCCACCTTTCCACAACAGTCCTCCCAATACCTATCCAATAGTTCATTATCACTATCCGTAATAGCTATGCGAGTATAAGTATCCGCTTGTCCGTCCTGCTCTTTAAAGCTCTTTGCGCCAACGTAGCCACTAATCCTCGCCACTTCGTTGTAAACGTCTTTCCTCTTTATATCTAATTCAATATTTGTTATCATACCTGCAAACTTAATTATAATACCTTTTAATCATTAGTTATTCATTAACGCAACTGATTATTAAACCTGCCACGCAACGATACACTTGCATTGCTCAAACTTTGCGACGTTGTAAGGCTGCCAAAGCCTACAATGCGAAAGTATTTGTAAGGCGACCCACTAAAGCCACGCAGATAGTGATTTTCAGAGGACCACACTATATTCCAGCTGTTAAGGTCTACAGAACCGTACAGCACCATTTTAACGCTACCATCATTAAAGTGTCCACGCTGAATGATACTCTCAACAGTCTTTAATACGTCAGGCACACCAAATTTTAGCGGACGTGTAACAAATAGAAATTTTGCATCGTTCCTATTCTCATATTCTGAAAGGTCTATTAAGCTACCATCGCTACACATAGTCAATGCCTGTGGGTATGAATTAACACCGTGAGTAATAGAACTCGTCATCATACCCCACATCTTCGTACGGAGCGAATATACATACGCATACGCCTTTGTGGGATTGTACAGCACAATACGTTGATGTGTGTAATCGAACACCATTCCACTATCTTGTATGTACTGTTTAAAAGGTATATAATCAAAGTGTTTATCTAACAGACCTGCCAACTTTATAATTTCAGATCCAAAGCGCAAAGAACCCATATTAAACGCATCTTCGCTCTCTAATACTTCTGTAATGCAGGTACTTTGAGAACCCGACAACATCATAACTCCTCGTGTCGTTGCAAACAGCACAGCACTATCTACTTGTGTTATGCTATCATTATCCACACACACGTCCCTTGTAATGGGCTGGCGTGCCGAATAAGCACCATTGGACATAACTTCCAAAGCCCACACGCCATCAGATGTGAAAGCATACAATGGAAACTGTCCAAACTGACCTTCTGAAAGAGCCTTTGCAGCAGTGGAGATACCATATACTTCACCAACACCGACTGTGGTAATGCCTAAAATAGGAAATACAAAGGGGTTGTTCACCTTTGAAGTGTATATCTTGTTAGCTATATTTACAGTTCTATTGGCACTTGTTGATACGATAGGAATATTAACGCCATTAAAGGCTTCTGTATCTAACTCTTTCATATCGCCCAGCCGTCTAAAATTACCAAACCAAAATGCACCATTAAGACCGATATGGCTTTCGAGCGGCAACTCGAAGTATCGTTCCTTGCTTGCATTCCATTCGCCAAATTCCCAGTCCCCCTGTATGCGAATGATAGCCTTATAGGCATTTGCGTTTGGATAATAGAAGTAATAGATAGGCACATTACAGAATATATCCTTTGTGTCGCTTTCAACCACTATGTTGCGCCCACCTTGTTTAACGTATACATACGCACGCACCTTGCTCATCTTCTGTTCTGCAGCTTCTATGCCGTCAGAGTTTACAGCCGTATTTACAGCCGATGGATTAAAGCCACTAAACAGCGTCTTTGAAAGTCCTGTGAGGTTTAAGCGTTGGTTGTACACAAACGAATATTTTGCAGTAAGTCTATCGTGGCTGTCGTAATCGTCTGTCATCGTCTGTCGATTCACAAGAGCCTTAAGGAAGTACTCATCAATATCTATCTTCTTTCTAACTCCCGATGTTAGTTCTTCTATGTTAATGCTTTTGAGGAGATAGAAATCACGGCACGTCTTTACATTCTCTAATACTGTTTTAAGCGGCACTTTTGGAATTTCGATACTCGCCTTAAAACCAACGTCCGCATATTGCGCACCGTCAGACACGTTAAACTTCTTCTTATACGCTGTAATCCAGCTCCAATCACTATATTTACCCTCCGCCTGCACTTCTTTTAAGTTGCAAACAGATTTTACAGTAGTCATATCAGATGACAGAACAGGCGTTATATTTAAATACTCTATGTCGCCACTTTGTTTGTATGTATATATAGGAGCTGAAATGTACACATCAACCGACTTAACGATATCTTTCCAAATTTTAAGCTTCTCAATTACGCCTGTATCATCTGTTACGATGTAGTCTAAATCGCATACCATTCCAAACACACAGTAGTTTATTTGTGTTGTAGAGAAGAACACCTTATCCCCTGCCTTATAAAAGTTCATACCCTCTTCCATACATATAGGGCTGCATTCTGTAGACGGTATCATTAATATAGGCGCAGAGTGCTTCGTTAAGCTGCCGTCATACAGCCGATAGGCATAGCGCACAAAGAATGGGTAGATAAATTTGCCATTGCGTTCGTAATTCTCTGCTATAAACTTATTCACATACCCCAACACGTAATCAGTTATCTCTTTCTTTTCGCTATCTCTAATCTTTAGGCGAAGCGTGGACTTGCCATTTAGCCTATCATTCAAGAAGCCACCCCATTCAGCTTTACTTACTCCTTTGTCAAAATTCACAATTGAAACGTCCAGCTTGTCGCTCTGTTTCAATTCTCCTTGCAAGCCAAAGAGAAGAGACACATCAGGTATTTCA